CTCTAAATACTCTTGCGTGGCATCAATCAGGGACTGCTCAGGCACGCCGTTCCCAGCGTGTGCCAGGATAAAACAATCAACAACGCCAGGCGTTACCCGTCTGGCTTGTGCATCCTTGGTTAGGCCTGCCTGTTCATGCTCTGTAAATTCATACGTAACCACCACCTTGTTAAGCTCTGGGCTTTCCACTTTGACCAAAGGCCTACCGCCTAACGTCATAGCATGAAAACGATACCCGGAGCGGGTGCCGGTACTGGCCAACGCATAAGCGGCCAAGTAATAACGGGTTAACAATGATTCATTGCTTTCCATTGATGGCGGTACCACAGGGAACGCATTTGGATCACCTGGATTAAGAATCTGACGCTTAACACCTAATTGGCTAGCTATCAGGTCCACCATTGCGTTATCCGTGGCATACATGCCAAACATCTGCTGAGCTTGGGAATTCATCTGCCTAAAGTGACTCTGCAGAATGACAGAAAACGCTTCTGTAAATTTGGTTAGCAGTTCAGCCTCATTTTCAAAGGTCTCACGAACGGCATCAACATCAGCCGGCGCATTCTCTTGCAAGTACGCCAACACATCAGACTTAACACTGGCCAGCAGCACCTCAAAAGAGGGGGTGGTAATAATGTCTGATTTAGGTAAGGGGTTTTGGTGTGGAAACATCCAGCGGCACCTCAAACTTAACAGGACGCCCTTGCCACTTACCTTCAAAGTACAAACTCAGGCCAGTGGCGTGGCGCTTGGCTATGCAACTGCTAGGCACGAAGTCCTGCAGCCCGTTAGCCGGGTTATAAAAAGCTTCTATTGAAGCCGCTTGAATACGGACCAGCATGCTATCCGACATATTTGCAGAATGATTTTCACGGACTTTACTGCCAAACTTTGGCCGTTTAGCCCTACCTACCAGCGGGGTGGTCATTACCTGGGTAACTCGACTCACTAACTGGTCAAAGCCGTCTATTCTTCGGCCTGTATTGCGATCAATTCCAATCATTAAGTCACCTTATAAGAGCCGGAACTTGACCCCCCTGTAACTTCCACAAGTGCATCAGCTGTTACGTGTTCCACAACTGCTTCCGCCACGGCCTTAGCCATGACGCTAACAAAAGCATGTTCTCCATTTGTCTTAAAACCAGCGGCCTCCAGCTTTGAAACAATAAGGCTTTCAAGTGTTCCTGCATTCATAGGCATATTATTTACCTGCTGTAACTGTGCTGGAACCATCACCGTGAGGGTTACCAGTAAAATGACAAACGTGGGCAGTAGTAACACAAGGAGCGCCACCGTTCAGATTGATTTTTTCACCATCAACAGTAACTACACCGCCGGCCTTAACCTTTGCGCTTTCTTTCACATTAATTTCGGCTTTGCCTTCAATATCAACTTTCAGCAAATGGTTCTTAGCGTGATAAGAAACTTTGGTTCCATCTGGATACACCCTTAATATTTCATGAGGGTCATTACTTGGAGCGGGAAAGCTATCACTAAACAAGCCAATTAAAGCAACTGTTTGGGCTCCACTATTACCAGCACCAAAATTAAGTATCACGGTTTGCTCACCAATAGATGGACAACGGTAATCTATCGTTTCGCCTGCTGAGCATGAAAACCAACGAATAAACGGAGTTTTTAAATCACCATGTTGAACTCGAATTAAAGTACCTGTTTCGTCAATTTCTTTGACGTAACCTAATCGGATCATACTCTGAGTTCTACGGCGTAAATCTTCCACTTCCGTGCTTAGCTCTTCCATACGTTCCAGGTAAGGGCTCAGCATTTCACGCACCAATAACTCAATTATTTGGCGCATGCGCTACCTCCAGCGGCTTATATTCTGCAGGCTCATCTTGATTAGCTGGATTAACCGCTAAACGAATGCCACCGCGCACCTCTTCGGCTTCAAGCAGTGACGGGCCTAAATACAGGTTTTGAGTCCAGCTAACCGCCCAACCTTCAAAACCGCTAGCGCCTTGCTGAAATAAACTGGGTTCGGTCCTAACTAAATCAGGCTTATCAATTTGACGGGAATCTATCCCCCAACGATTTTCATCAACAAACCGTTCAATATCAGCGGCAACATTTAACGCCACAAGGGCAGCTCTGCCCATTGAATTAGGCATTAAGCAATGAATGGTCACGTGGTAACCATGACAATAACGACCATCACAACCACGGATACCAGGGCGCCCCAATTCAAACTCAATTAATAACGTGGGGCTTTCTATACTGGCTCGGCCATATTCTTCATAGCCTTTTACCACTAACTCATCCCCCATTAACTGGGTTAAGAGCGTTTCAATTTGGTCATAGAATTGACTGGGACGGTCAGGCTGTAATTTTACTGAGTTCAAAACGTACCTCCTGCTCAAAAATCTCAGCGAACCGGGCAGTGGTTCGCTGTTCCCAGCGTGCCAATACACTTTGCACTGGCTCCGCAATATCTTCTGTAACCCTATCAATTGGTAAACGTTCGCGGCCTCGCCTACGCCAGACCGTTTCAGGACTGTTATTGGCAGAGGCTAAAAAGGCGCCACCATAGCGCCTTCTTCCAACTTTCACCCCGTCAGGAGTTTGTTTCGGTGTACCCAAATGATGCACAGCAATGGGATAAAGCCCCACCCAAAGCTTGACCTCTTGGCCTCGCCTGTTCGGGTAGACTTGAAAGCGCCGTTTAACAGGTTGCTGCTTAATTTGTAATTCCCGACCAATTTCACGCACTGAGTGAGTGGCTAACCATTTAGCCGTTTTTCTCAATGCTCGGTCAGATGCAGCATCCATGTGCTTTTCCATACCTGCCAATAATTGGCCGATTTGGCTAGCTTGGTCACTTACATTAATCTCGAAGCCACTGCCCATTGCTGCTTGTCTCCGGGGTTAACACTATTCTGGTTTCTGACGGGCTGATTTCATCATCATCAGTAATGCGCCAACGATGGCCATCTAAAAGCACCAGGTACTCAGAATAATCTGCAGGCAAGGCACTTTTTGCGACTCTTGCCGTTTTGGTTTTCAAGCGGATAGTTTTGGAGTTAGAGCGCCCATTAGTACGCACGCCAGAATCACCCACATCCGTATCCAACAAAACAACCAGAGGACGCTGGCCACCGGATGGGTGAACCAGTGTTAACGTGGTACCAAAATCATCAGGGTTATAGAAGACGTTAAAATCATCGTCTCCTATCACTCTTCGCCCTCGCCATCATCTTCACCAAAGAATTCGTCCAGGGCATCCACTTCCGCTTCTGGTTCTTTGACTTCAACAGTGACTTTAGTGTTAGCCGGTACCGGCTTAGCTTGAGCCGCATGAATAAGATCACGTGCTTCCGCTTTGCTAATATCAACAATTGAATCAACTTCATTTTTACCCGTGCCAGTCTTAGGGAAGACGGCGGTGCCTTTAATCATGACGCCAGAAATAATCTGTACTTTCATCGGTATTACTCCAGATACAAAAAGGGCACAATTAAGTGCCCTAAATAGTTAGTTAACAGTTACGCTTTTTTGCCGTAAGCAAAAGCAGCACCATGACGTACAGCCACATCAGCATCTTGGAAAACACGCAGAACCGTGCCGCCACTGGCCGCTTTAGTTGACTTATCGACAGTCAAATCTAACGCGCCCCACATACCAACCAATGCCTGGCTAAAGTCACCATGCAACATAGCATCAGCTTCAAGCTGAGTTGATACTGCACCAGGGTAACCATTGACCTGATCACCTTCCCAAAGATACTTGGCAGTACCCGCTGCTTTTTCGGTAGTTTTTAACGTACCGCGCATAGATGGACGCATTGCATAAGCCATATTTGCAGCCAGTGCATTGGATTCAGCCACAGCTGTTTCAAACGCCACAATGGTCTTCCAATCCCAACCACCTGCAGGAACAGGAATGGCATGCACGCCCGTCTGGTTTTTGATACCCAGCGGCTGGTTATTTAAACCGGTACCAAGGAATACCGCTTTATCAATACCCAAGCCAATACCACGTAACAGCTCATCACGTACCAGCAAATCAATATCTGGAGTGGATTGCTGCATTAAGCGGCGGGTAATAGGCACGGCTCCAGCAATGGTTTTAGGTGCCATTTTAATGATACCTAAGCCCACATTTGAATCAGTGCCATCTTCGTCTTCATCAATCCAGTAGAATGATGCGCCAGAAGTCATTTTGGGAATATCAACATTACCCACTAAGCCAGTGGCAAAGCGAACACCAAGACCTGCAGCAATGGAATTAGGACGAAGCAGATCAATAAATTCGCTGCTCCATAAATCAGTGGCAACCAATTCACCACCGACACCGGCACCCGTTGATTGAGCCGCACGGCCCAGCTGTGAAAGCACTTCATAGTTGACGTAAAAACCACGGGCATCTTTGCCCATTTTATCAGCCAGTGCCACAGATACTTCACGCTCAAAACCAGCGTTTTTCCAATTGCCGGTAATGCTTGCACGAACAGCATTAATCAAGCTGTAAGAGCGCACATCTTTATCAGTTAAGCCCAGGCTCATTTCTGTGCCGGTAGGGTTAACTTTCTTATCACGTACAGCGTTAAGCACTAACTGGCGGAACTGGTCAGCACCATGGTTTGATTTAACAGCTTCCGCTGCTTCTCGTTCCATGCCGAACTGGCTACCCATTGCCATAATTTCCTGACAGCGCTCACTTTCTTGCTGACGGATAGCAGAAGCATCTACAGGAGTAGCTGGCTGCTTAGGCTTTGGCGTTTCTTCTGAGCGTTGTTCTGGTACGGTTGTATCATTAGTTTTTTCGTTTGGTTTAGGCATTTCTACCCCTCTTAATTCAATGTTAAAGGTGGTTTCATCATCACTAGGCTCTTCGCTACGCCCTAGCCCCACAGTGGTATCTGCTGGCACAGAGACAGATGAAATTTCATACGGTTGCCACTTAGTGGCGCGGTACCAATCAAGGCCATTTTCATCACGTTTAACGTGAACAATTTCCAAGATGCGGTAACCAACACTGATATGCGGACGGATACCGTCACACATATCTGTAAGCAGCTCTTCGCCACGTTCGCTTTTAGATAACCGGATTACTGCCCGGCCTTTCTTCCCGTCAATCCATGCTTTTTCAATAGCACCACGCTGGTCTCTGACCATGTGATCCATTAAAAAAGCACCACTATCATTCAACCGTGATAAATCACATTCACCCGGTTCATGGCCTAGCGTTTCCATACCAAACCAGCGTTCCACTGACTCTTCACTGGAAAAGCTAAGCTCAACGGTGCGTTCATCTTGATTGACGGATTCACGAACAAAAGTGAGCGTACGAAACTGATTACCAAGTTTAAGTTTCTTCTTGTTCGGCATCGTCTTCCTCTTTCGTTGGTTTGGTCGCTACGCCTCGCAATGTGCGGACTTTTGCCACCATTTCTTCAAATTCCAGCAGTTCATTTATGACTGTTTCAGGGTCTTCACCCCGTTCACGGATGATCTGCAGTGGTGATTTAGTCATATTGGTTATGGCTTCGGTGTTGGCTTTTTCATCTTTAAGTGGGTCAACCCACTCCCAACGTCGCCCTTGGAATCTAGGACTGTTTAAGCGGTCATAATCACTAAAGCGCAGCCCTGGAATGGACCCACCAAGTAATGACATTCGCAACCAAAGCCCCATAACACGATCACAAAGCTCTTGCCGCATCCAGCGCTGTTTCTTCTTCCAGCTGTCACGGTCTTCAAGAACAAATTGCCGCAAACTGGAAAAGCTCACACCTTCGGCATCATTTCCTAACGTGTTGTAACTCACATCTAAACCAGATGCGGCTCCACGCTTACCTTCTTTCATGAAGGCGCCAAAGTTGCCACCAGGGTGCTGCCAGTTCAGTTCTTTCATGCTGTAGCCATAAGGGACAACAATCCCCATGCCTGGCTCAACTTCTTCAATGAAATCCGGCTCTTCTTCGTCAGGGTCTTCCGGCTCCACTTCTGAATCCGGTTCATAAGCAAACATTTTTGATGCTGCTATACGGGCACCGGTTAATTCTGCCTCTCGATAACCATATAAATGGTGCATCTCAAGCAAAGCAGCGTGAGCCCAAGGCAAGCCACGACACTGGCCAACCCGGAACGGCAAGAAAGCCAGCAACATTTCACTGGCTGGGATTCGCTCATATCGGGTATTGCCATAAAAATAAGCACGGTCACCGGGGTGTTGCGTAAGGATGTGGTAAGCCGTTGGCCTGTCCCACTCATCCAGCTCCACGCCCATACGGACACGATGGCCATTTTTAAGCTCTCGGTTGTAATTTATGTCTAAATGAGCTGAATCAAGCAGCTGTAAGGCAAACCCGTAACGATTTGGGAAACCTTCCACAAACCGCACCAATAGCTCACCATCCTCTGCAACAGAGCGAATAAACAAGGTTTGAATGTCTTGCCAGCTATAACGGCCAGTAACATCACACATGCCTTTTTTGCCCCACTCGGCAAAATGCGATTCAATTAACGCATTGGCACGCTTATCATCCGTTCCATCTGGTAACTTAACCTTGCTTTGAAAAGAAAAGCCTTCTGGACCCACAACGTGGGTTTCACACATGGATAAAAACTTAACCACATAACCGTCATCATTGCCGGCTCTGCGTGACTGCTGCTTGATTGCACCTAAATCACGGCGCAGTTCTTCGTTAATACTTAGCCCCATACCGCCTAAACGTGGGCCAGTTCTCCCCTGCTGAGCAAGAGCAAAACGAACATTGCCAGGCTTGTGCCGGCGCGTTCTTCTGTTATCTTGTTTTTCCTGCTCACTCATCCGGGCAACCTCGTCAACACACGTCTAACGCCGAAACTATTGCCCTTAACTTCTCGCCTAACCTTTTGCGTATAAATACGGCGAAGCTTATGCAGCTCAAGGATAGGGATACGGTCTAGTGAGCGGCCATCAACTGCATAGCGCTCATGGTCGGACAATATCCGACCTTCAAGCACCTTATTGATGGCATCCAGCATTTTTCTGGCATGGGTTCTTGGATCATGTCCTGCTTCCAGGGTCATAAAATCCGGTTCAATTTCTAACTGGCCAATGGATAGCAGTTGGCGCTCTTCGCCTTGAGTGGCATATAAACGCCACTCATAGCTTCCAGCCTTCCAATCAGTGGTAACAGCAGCTGACTCTGATACAGTCACTTGCCCATTTACCCCATCAGCATCAATATTGATTGCACCTGGCCCACGCAGGGCATAGCAAAACTGCCAAGAGCCGTCAGCCAATACATGGCTAAACGACCAGCTGACAGATGTGCCGGCGCTTATTTTGGTCGGTTCATTCATTATCGGTAACGGCTCACGAATCCACTGCCGCCACGCTTGCGGGTTTTCCGCTTACGTTTGGCTGACTTTCTTGTGGCTTTGGTTGGGGTTTCTTCGTCCTGGTCTGTCACTTCGTCTTGCTCTTCGTCTTCCAGCTCACCCTCCAGTGGAGTGGTTGCTTTTCGGCGGTCAATTCTTAGCATTCGGGCGCACATATATTGCATCCCCTCACAGTCCAGATAATCATTACGCTTTGCGATCTGATTCCATTTGCCAGTATCTTCACTGAATTCCTCAGCAACGATATGGCGGCAATATTCTTCGGTAATATCTGACGGGATTAACCAGTCACCATCTTTACCCTTTGGCCAATGCACACGTCCATGCACCCAAGCCTTGGCTATAGTGGTATCAAAATCCCATCGTTTATCACCATGTTTGCGGGTCTTACCTTTTTTATCGACTTCAAGCCGCACCATACGAAACGGTTTAGGTAAGCGCTCAAAACCCATTAAGGCGCGGGTTCTTCCTTTATGCTGACGAACAAAGGCCAGCACTTCATCAGTTCTATAACCAGCATCAATACCCATCAGGTCTATTTGCTGGCCTTGCCATTCCTGATCTAAAAGAGTGGCAACCTCAGCCCAAACTTCTGGCTTATCGGTATCGCCCCATAGCTCTCCCCATTCAATCAAACGGCTAGACATACCTGGGCGCCAAGCTCTAATAACGTAATAAACTCGGTTCTTTTGAACGTCTATGGTGCAAATTAGCTTGTCAAAACCAACCGGAACCTGACCAGATTGATAGTCAGAACGCAGCTCATAGACCTCTTCCCACTCTGGCGCCTCGCCTGCAATGGCATAAATCTCACCAAAACCCGTGTTATAAACAGTTAATAGGCTGTTTGGGTTGCCACCTTGCTGAGCTTCAAGCAGCTTACGCGCTAGAAAGCCATAGCTTTTTTTGGCTGAGAAACTGCACAAGCCACTGACCCATATACTGAAATGGTTATTGTCATCTGCAGTATTAAGCAGTGAGTGAAACGGCAATACAAAGCTTTGCCCTTCTTGCTCAATAGACACATGGTCAGCATCATGAGGTTTAACGGATTGACCTGGTGCAATGGCTACGCCCTTGGCATTCATCCCTTTTCGTTCGCGGTCTTCAATTTCACAACCACAATGAGGGCAAATAAGCCGGGCTTTTTTTGCTGCAACGGCGGGGCTGCATTCGTTTTCAGTGTCTTTACCTGGCCACCAAAGCAATTCGCTTCGAGGGATAAAATAATCATCACAATGTGGGCAAGGTACACACCACTCATGCCGGGTACCTTTTTCCCACTGTAACCAGATAGGGCTTGAAATTTTCCCTTTACCAGACACAGACCAATGAACCAAACCAGTATCTGGATGGGTATAAGTTGATGCTATGCCGTGGGTTGGTGTGCTGGTTAGTCCCAGCTTTGAATCTGTATAAGCATCACCACGTGCTTCTGCTATCTCAGCAAGGTCACCCTCACCAGTAGCATTTTCAGCTGGGCGGTCAAGCTCATCCACTAACGTGATCACTGCAGAGTCAGATGCTAACTCAGTAGCAGAGCCAGCCCAGGCAAAACGCAATGAAACACCGGCTACACGCTTTTTGTGTTTTGAGCTTTTCTTATCAAACTTGAGCCAAAGGCTCTTGGCCTCTTGGAACATTTCAACAATTTTCGGCTCAACAACATTGTTAATGTTTGATTCAGTTGG